TACTAGTTGCAAGATACCTCTTTCACGAAGTATATCTGCTGCTCCTGCACCACCTGCAAAAGCACGACCAAGTGCTTGTGCTGCTTCTGTTGCAGTAGTTCCCATAAATGCAGCTAAGTCAGATACAGGTTTAATTAAATTTTCAGCATCAGCCCCAAATGCTTTCAAAGAAGCACCTGCTTCTACAACATCTTGTAATGTAAATGGGGTAGTTGCAGCTATTTTATTAAAAGCGTTAAATGCTTCAGTTCCTCTTTGAACAGAGCCAAACATTGCATTTAATCGAACTTTAACTTTTTCGAACTGCATTGATTTTTGAACAAGTTTACCAAAAGTTCCAGCAACTAAACCGACAGCAAAAGAAACCAATAATAATCTACTTCTAAGAGTAGCAAAAGAACCTGCTAAAAGTCTATTACTTTTTGTTATGTCAAAAACACCCTTAGCATATTTTTTATTTTGATTGGTAAGTTTTTTATTTGCTTTCTCTAGCTTTTCATTAGCAACAGCAGCAGTTTTAAATGCTCTTGCTAACTCTTTATCACCAGTCGCTTGGAATTGAATTTGTACTTTTAGTTTTGTATCTGCCATTACTTGTTCTTTTTAAATTGTTCTGATTGGATATAATTTAACATTTTTTCTATAACATTGCACTTATCAATCCATTTTTTTGGGTGATTTCCGTAAGAACCTTCATAAGGAGGTACATTCATCTTCTGTGAATACGTATATCTTTTAATATCTCGTTGAGATTCTTTGGTTAGAAAATGATTAGGACAAGCAAAAAAAGGTAGATGTGACTTAATAGTTTGATGTAGTTCAAACTTCTTTTCTGCTGTTTCGTTATGTTCTTCTAATTCTTCTTTTAAGAGATTGATAACATACCATACATCGTCCATAGATGCAAAGGTGTGAACGCTGTTATTCTTTTTAAGAGGTAACTTAGCTTTATATGGAAAGGTAGAATATTTGCAACCCTCACACCAATCATCTATCAATATATTTAATTCCAGTGAGAGGGAATCTATTCCCCCAAGCTATTATAATCCTGAATAGCTAGTTGTAATTCTACTCTATCTTCAATAGATAAAGATTTAATGAACTTATCATCTGCACCATCTACACCATTTCTAATCCATAGTGTACTTAATGCAAATTGATTTTTAATTGCTGCTTCGCCATCTTTTTTTACAAACTCTACAGAGTCCATACATTTATCGAATGAGTCTACAGACATTTCTACAAGGGTAGCTTTTTTGCCACTCTTGAGTGTTATTTTTTTAGACATTGATTATCCTTTATTGTTTTATTCTTCGGTTATTGAAACAAGGTTACCTGATGTACCAGCAACTGCTTTTGAGCTAACTGATAAGAACATTGCTTCTTCTTCAGAAAAACTAACATCTGTAATAATAGAAGTAGGCATTGACACCCCTACATTTCTTGTTGATGATGTTAATGCTGCTAAAGTATTTGCAACTGTACCAGTTGATTGATTGTTGAAGTCCTCAACTAATCTTGCTGTTTCGTCATCATATTTAACTGTTGCATCAAATGTTGCAGAAACTTCTGGTAAAGCTCTTGCAATTACTTGATAGTTTCCTGCTGCATCAAAGCCCATAAATTGAGCATCGTTTTCAAGCGTGAAGCTGAATGATTTTAAAATTGGGTCTGCAATACCTGCAATGGTTGTATCTGCTCCTGAATCACCTGCGTCACCATAATCGGACATAAAGTAATTAGAATTGAAGTGAGATGTACCATTTGAAGGTGCTAAATCTGTTGGAGATAAATTAGGTATCATACCAGATTTGAATGTTCCTGAAAATTTTACTCTTCCTGATTCTTCGCCAATATCTGCGTTAATGGTAAGAGAGGTTAATACACAGCCACCAAATTGCATTTGATAGCCACTTTGTGGTGATTCAATTAACACAGTAAAAGTACCAGTATTGTCAGAATAAACATCTCCTACTTTAATTTCTGATGGGTCGTAGTTGAACTCAATATCATAAGTTGAAGAAGTTTCTTGAGTAATGTTTTGTAAAAGCATTGGTAAAATAGTATCATCTGCGATACCTGAAAAACTAATTTCTTTTACAGTTAATTTGTTTGTTAAAAACATATCAACTGCTTTTAATGTTCTACCTGTTCCGTGTCTTACATCTAATACCTGCTGTGGGTTTAATGCAGGAAACTCGATAGAATCAATATTAATATATTCAAATGTTGCATTACCTGCTGCTTCTATTGCAGTACCTACTCCTGTTTCAGGAGCTATCGCTAACTGAAAATCTTTTGGACTAAAACTTACTTTACTATTCGCCATCGTTCTTTACCTCTTTTTTTGCTTTTGACTTTACTTCTTCGATATAATCTTTTGCTAATTCTGGCACAATATCTAATTCTACTGATTTACCACTGTTTAATAAATACCATTTTTCTTTTCCCAATTTTAAAAAACTTGGTTTGCGTGGCAGTAAGCCATCTTTTAATTTATATTTTTTAGCCATAATTAACTCCTTACAATATAAAAAAGTCCATCTGAAGTTACAAAGAATTTATCATTAGATGTAATAAATCTTACAAATCGTTCGTGTACCTCTTCATATAGCACTGGAACAGTAATTCTTGACACATAAACATTATCTATTCCTGCGTCTACATTATGCTCTACTTCAGGCATACCTGCATAGAAATATGGTATATCTCCGCCATTAGAGTTGTTAAACAATATGGTTTCTATTCTGGTAACATCTTTATACATCTGGTCTAATGCTTTTTCATCATCTCTGTATGTTTTCAATACATAATCCATCTGTATATTGTAAACATTAATGTAGGACTTTGTTCTTTTTTCTACTAATTCTTGTGAGGTGGGATAAATGCGTAATGACTTTGTACCGATGTCTTGATGTTGATTATCAAAATATATTGGCAATCCACCTTTAAATTCTGTGCGTAATTTATCACGTAATGGTGTCATAATCTTTTCATAAGTAATATTTTCGTATGTCAGTGCCATTATCGTACATTCCCTACGGTTATATCAAAAGTTGCTTTTCTATATCCATTAAATTCTTCATCATCTTCGTATGTTATTGCGTTTATCGTACAACTAAATAATGGGTCTAGGTCTACCAATGTATAAAATATTTCTTCTACTCGTGACACCATATTAAAAAAACGCTTTACCGTTATATCGTTACGTTTATGGTCTAACATAAAAAACTCTAAAGTTAAATTATAATTGTTTGGTAATACAGAATACATTGTATCTTGTGCATCAGAATCAATTCCTTTTATAATACAAAATTGATTTCCTCTGTGTTGAAAATCTTTGGAACGAAAAATAGGTAAGGAAGAAAAGAACTCATTCTTTATCCCCTGTTGAATTGTTTCTTCTACGTTTACTTTCCAAGCATTAGTAGATGCGACTGCCATTCTTACCTCGATAGAATTGTTTGAAATCTTTACGAGTCATTTTAACAGAACGCATAGAAGGATTATCTACCTCTTCATAGATTCCAGATACTTCTACTTCCCACTCATCATTCTGCGTTGCAGTAGATGCGTCTGATGAACCCTGAAATCTTACTTGTAAACCACCTACTAATTCTTGATAATCGCCATTAATAATTTCATCTTGTAATACTAAATTGTTTTTTAGTCCATCGGTATCTTTAGCATAGACAGAATACTTCGCAGTTCCTATAGCACCAGCAGTCGTTACAATCACTTTTAATCTATCATAGCTACCATAGTAATTTCCTCTAGTGTCAACAATATTAAGACTTCCAGACACAGAGATTTGTCTAACAATACCCTTAGAAGCATCGCCAGTATTCTGGAATGCTAACTTGGCTCTACCTGCATTTAAATCTTCAATGTGCATTGTGGCTTCTTCAAACAATGCTTCTGCTATTTCGCTTGTTGGGTCTTTACCTTTGACTAAAAAGAACGCTGCAACTAAAGAAGTTAAGCGTCTAATAAGATAATCGTATGTACCATCTTTTAATAAAAATTGTTCTCTTGGAAGCGTAGCATCTAATTTAGAATCTACATAATCACTTGCGTCTTTCATTACTCTATTCTTCAGTGTAACAAAATCCTCTCCTGCTTCCATTAATAAATCATCAGGACTATTTGTGTCATTGTAATAATAAACTGCATCTTCTGATTCTTCGTAGTACCATTTACCATTAGAGTTTACATCAGTCTTTGATGCTTCTGCTGAACCTAAGTCTTGTCCATCTGCAAAGAGCTGTGTGACTAATCCAGAATCGTGAGAAGCATATCTACTGACTGAATCTACTACCCACCCATATAATGGTTTCTTTGTATCAAATTCATCTAAATTTGGAAAGGTATCTTTTAAATCTCGTGATGTTATATATGTAGGCATTTACTCTCCTTTAGCTCTTTTGTACCACCCATACCAAAATTTTTCTTGCGTAGGGTTCTCAGAAATTAACAAAGAATAGAATAAAATTCTATAAGAAACAAATCTATCTGGCTCTAATCGTTTACACGCAGAAATAGTCGCTGCACCAATTAGTCCATCTTCTTTTATTTCAAAGGTATTTTTATTATTACACGCTTGTTGCAATATCTTTACTGCTCTGCGTTGTCCAGTGTTTACTACGCAATCAAAGTATGGATAGCGTAACTCTCTTGGTAATGATTTAGCTTTGGAAGGAATCCAATAGTCTTGATAGTATATTTCTTTTGCTTGTTCTCTTGTTAATTTTTTGATGTCGAGGTGAGGATAGAATCGTTTGGTTATACCATACTTGGTTTCCCCACCTAAATCATCTTTGTCATTGACATAACCACCCTCGTGTTCGAGGACTTTCTCAATGATTTCATTGAACTCCATTATGCCGACTTCTTGACTTTTTCGAATGAACGCATTCCCCCCAAACCGAGCATACCCAAAAGTATCGTGGTTAAGGTTGTCATATCGAACACTGGTAAATCCACTTGATAACCAAATGAATATAAGAGAAAGACTAAGAATGGCTGTAGAACGAAGTGATAACATAGTGCTACACCGCAAGTCCAACCAACAAAAGGACGCCAACCAGCAACGAATAAGCTATTGCTATTGGCTTCAACCTTATTAACCTCAATTTGGGCTTTGTTGATTTCTTGTATGAGTTCTGCTTTTTCAGATTTATCAAGTGTAAAGTCATCGATTTTATCTACTACTTTTTCTATGATTCCTGCGACTACATTTAACTTAGGCATCTTCCTTCTCTTCTTTCAAAGAAGAATTAAGTTCAGTTGAGAAATGGTTTTTAGCAGCTTGTAGTTGCTGTGCTTGAAAATTCAGTCTGCTTAATTGCATATCTAAATCTCGAATTTGATTTACCATTATTTTCTGCTCGTCTTGTAAGTCGTCAAAGTTTACTTCTTTGCCATCTTCTAATACGATTTTAAATTCATCTTGTTTTGTTTCTTTAGACATCTGTCCTCCAGTATGATTAATAATACTGAATATAACAAATTATGAATATCTACGCATTCTTTTTCTTGTCTTGCGAGAATACTTAGCTCGTTGCTTTCCTGCTTTGGTAGCTTTGCGTTTCTTGCGAGTTTCGTATGCGTATTCTGACGAACTCATTGCTTTGAGTAGTCTTTGAGGGAGGTATCTCTCGCCAGTCTTTTTAGAAGGTTTCCCTGACTTAGTACCCCATTTTTGTTTTGTCCATCTGCGTAGACTTTTCTGTGATTTTTTGAGAGCCATTATCTATAACCTCCACCTGCTCGTTTGTAAGCAAGTGCTAACATCTGTGCTTTTCTTGCACTCCATTGTCCAGGATTACCACCTTTGTTACCTCGTAAAATTCTCTGGAATATGCGTTTCCTTAATCCAGGTTTGGTGTAGTTTCCTGCTTGATTGACTCTCGATTTTTTCTTTGTTCTTGGCATTATCTTACTTCTTCTCTTATATCTTCTATGATGGATATTTCGTCAAACCTCATACTAATACCAGGTTCAAAACGCTTTACTTCCTTACCCTCTTTTAATACAATGATAGTAGGTACTATTGTAATGTTCCATTCTTTTGCTATAACAGCACCTATATTTTTATTTTCAATATCTATTTCTGCGATATAGCACAATTTATCTAATTGTTCTATGCGTACTCTATTTTGATAGTTCCAAGATGCGTTTACTTGTACTACTGCACAATTCTGTACATTTAGCAACTGTACATCTTGAAAACTATCCAAAGATACTGATTGCGAATATAGCGATGATGTAGATAACCCAAGCACCAACAGCCACATATTTATCATATTTCTCATAATTGCTCTCCATTAATCATTTCTCATATCTAAAAGAGTTTCTTGAATCATTCTGGTATCTTCTTTGATGTCATCTACCTTATCTTCAAGTTTTTCTACCTTTTCTTCAGTATTCAAAATAGAATTACGAATCATTTGGTCTTTTAAATCATATTCTGTTCTACTGATAGGTGGCTCTGGTAATTCTTTCGCTAATTCAATATCAGCTTTAAGATTAAACCATAAACCAACTACCATAAAGATTGTTACCCCTATACTGACGATTGTTTCCAAACTCAGTGTAAATTTTGTGCTTTTATTTATTTCCATTGTATTTCCTTACCATTTTACTTTATTCGCCCAATATGCTGCACTCATACGCCCTTTGCGAATGTTTTTAGCGTGTCGTGCTTTAAATGCCCTTCTTCTTGCTCTTTGTGCAGGTGACTTCGGACTCTTCCCTGCTCCTCTTACCCCTTGTTGACCAAAGCGTATCAACTTTACTTTTCCACCAGACTTTGCTAATACTGCGTGTGATTTCTTAGGGTGCTTTGGTGTTCTCTTAGGTTTATTATATCCTGCAAAGCGTACTCCTCTGTATGTAATAGCCATTAATCTTCCTCCGTATATACTAACTTCTCACCAGTTAATTCTTCAACTAGTCTTGCAAGTTTCATCATATCTACATTTACTTTTTGTGTAGTAGTTACATTCCCTTCATCATCTACAATATCTTTTTCAGAATAGTATCCCCAAGCTCTTTCTTCTGATGCTCCACCTGGAATTAAATCAAAATTGTGTGGGGAAATTGTTGTGGTGTTTCCTGCGTCATCTAATACTTTTAACTCTCCACTATCGCAGAATAAAAATGCGTTTTCAGCAGAAGCAGAAGGATTAGCTGTGTTATCAAAT